AGACGTCATGCGGCGGGTGTGCGACTTTCGCTGGTATGGCTTGTCCGAGAGCTTGGTGACGACTCGATCCTTCGTCCCGAACTCCAGCCACCACTGATGAAAGCCCCGCTCCTTGCCAATCCGCACGCTGCCAGCGGTGGCGGTGCCACGCTCTTTCTGAGACTGCCGGTAGCCGATCAGCCCAACGGCGGCACCGCTCTTGGGATACGGGACCGTCTTGTAGTCGGCGGCCCGCTTGAGATTGCCGGTGGGGCCCACGGGCGTGACTTCACGCAGCCGCAGGTACGCCGGCCAGATGGCCTTCTCCAGCGCCGCCTCCAGCGTGGCAGCAAGCCCCGCACGGCCGTCTTGGCCGAACAGGTTTCGCAGCTGCTCGGTCTTCGACTTCAAGTCGGTGGAGTCCACCGTGATGGAGATGAAGGCCACTAGATCGCCTCCTGGCACAGCAGCTCGTGCTCGGTGCGGTTGCCGTGCTCAAGGATGCTGACGATCTCCAGCGTGCGGCCACGCCATTGCAGACGCATCTGCTGCGTGAGTCCGGTGAGATACCGCATCCGCACCCGGTGGCTGGCCTCGGTCTGCTGCTGGCCCTGCAGGAAGAACTCACGAGCCGAGATGCCCTCGACGCTGGCCCAACGCTCAGCAAACGTGCCCCACGTCTGCGTAGCCTCGCCAAGCGGCGTGCGGCTGTCCGTGGCCTGCTGCACCGTCACACGCTCTCTGAGCCGGCCGGAGTCCATCAGTCTGGCCCCCACAGGATCAGCGTGTAGGTGCCAGTGCCAGCCCCAGCCGTCAGCATCGGCACGGGCTCGCTGTCGGCCATCTGCGTCACGGCCACCTCGCCGTTAGACGATATGAGCCGCCACGCATCGTCGCCGCCGTCGTTGAGGATGCGGCGGCTAGAGCCACTCCACGCAAAGGCCAGCTTGAGCGGCGAGCCCAGCGACACAAGCGTCCCGGCGGCGTTGCGGTACTGGCCGAAGTTGATGGACACGCCCGAGGTGCCGGCGGTGCCGGTGACGGCCACCACTTCGCCAGACGTGTACCCGGTGACGGACTGCAGCGACAGCACCTTGAGCCTGGCCGTGCCAGACGTGTCGTGGAAAAGGGCGTCAACAGTGATGCGGCCGTCGATGCTCATACGCCGTAGAGCACCATTTCAAACGAAGCCGTGCCAGCCCCCAACGGGCCGACCACGATGCCGTCGAGGCCCCCCTGCTCTGTGCCAAGAACAATCGCGTGATTGGCTGGGCAGATAGACAGCGCACTGCCAGAAGCCTCTGCCACTTGACACCTGGTGCTACAGGAAAACACGACACGCTCCACGTCAGTAAAAGACACAAGGCTGCCGGAGGAATCTCGATACGTGCTGGGGCTGACTGCAACCGTTACTGCGGCGGTGCCGACAATGCCAGACACATAGGCACACTTGCCTTGCAGTGAAGAGCCGGACCGCGCTAGTGACAGCACGTTGATTGCGTTGGTGCCGTCCTTGTCGTGGAACAAGGCGTCCACCGTGATGCGGCCTTCAACGCTCATCGGTAGGATCCCCAGCGTTGCGAGTCGAGAAGCGACTTGACGCCAAAAGGAATCTCGTTCAGCGTGCCTGAATCAGCCCCCGCTCTGCGTTCGTAAAGGATCCCCACAATCATCAGGATGGCGTGGCGGATTGCGGCTGGCACGCTCGTGCCGCTGGGGCCGTAGCCGGCCCACCACGTCACAGCCACGGCGTTGTAGTCGTCGAGGTTCGCCGGCCACGTCCCGGCACGCAGCTGCCGCACCACGCCAGGCGTCGAGTTGCGATCGACCCGGTACGCCGTCGTGGACAGCGTGGCCGTGGAGTCGTCGCCCAGCGTGTAGGTGAGTGCCACCGCCGTGGTCGTGCCACTCGTGGCAATCGGCGGCCGTGGTAGCTCGATCTCGTACGGGAACGAGTCCAGCCGCATCGTCCACTGCGTGTTGATCAGCGTGCGGTCAAGGTACTGCTCGCACCACTCACGGGCCGCCGTGATCAGCGTGCCGATGTACGAGTCATCGTCGCTGATGTCCACACGCAGGTGGGCCTTGGCCTCGGATACCGAGACGGGCTCAACCGCCGGCGGCGTCGCTCTGGTCAGGCTGCGGTACTGCACGGGGGCGTCCTCGTTTCCTGGGCGTGGCGTCGGCCGTCTCGGCCCGGTGCTCGATGGCCGCCGTCTCGATGGTCTGCTGCTTGTCCTCGACGGCGATGCCTCGGCTGATCCAATCGTTCGCCATGCCGTCGGGAACGTCCGGCAGCACCTGGCCACGCTTGTAGTGCCGGTAGCTCATCAGCATCCTTATCTTCATGATTCCCCCACCCTCCATGCAGTTTCGGGCCGCTTGCTCGTAGCGGTGAAGTCGTTAGCCCACTGGAACACGGGCGTGGTCAGGTTGCGGCCCGGCCACGTCACGACGTACTCGCCGTGTCCCAGCACGACCCGGGGCGAGACGAAGATCCGGTTGCCGCTCTCTCGCCAGTTCTTCCACCACCAGATGTCGGGATCTAGCCGGCCGTCGCCCCACGAACCCTCGGGGTCTGGCTTCGACCAGAACCACGGTTTCTTGGTTCGCTTGAGTGCGGCGGTGCTGATCACCGTGAGGCCGAAGTGGGCCGTGTCCACCTCTTGAATCGGCTCGGCAAACCACGACGGTGGCAGGCTCGTGTGCCCGGCATCCGGCGGCGAATCCAGCGTGCCCTTGAGCGTGAGCATGGGGCGGCCGTCTTCACGCTTGGTTTGCAGCCCAGTGATGGCGTCACACTGAAACGTCATCGCCATGGCAAAGAGCGTCTCCACGTCCTCCTTCGTAAAGAACGTGTCGTAGTCGATGGCCAGCAGATACTCGGCCTTGTCGATGAACTGCTCAAAGACCCGGGTGTTCACTTGGTCCCAGAAGCAGCCCGTGCCCAGCGTCGGCCGGATGCCCAGCGGCATCAGGGCCTGGGCCCAGGCAAAGAAGTTGCTGGTGAACCCCAGCCGGGGCATCGACAGCACGGCCTCGACTCGGATATCTACCTGCGTGTCACCGACACGGACGAGCATTGTGGCCCCTCAAATGGAAACGGCTGGCAGAGCGTAGAGCCCTGCCAGCCGTCCACTGTGCCGCATGTGTCAAGCGATCAGCCGCTGACGAGCGTGCCGACGTTCTTGGTGGCCGCCGAGAACGGAGCCTCTTCGGCACGGCCCAGACGGGCCACGCTCGAGATGGCAACCGTGTTGCCCGGCGAGGTGTAGAGCGTCAGATACCGACTCTTGCCACGCATGTCCACGTTGAACCGGGCGACGTGGCCAACGGCCGCCCCGGTCGTGGTGCCAGCCGCCACGGTGAAGTCGGTGCCGCCAACGAACCCGCTGATGTTCGTTTGGCCGGTGCCGGTCACGTCGTGCTGCGTCAGCCGGAGAACCGGAGCCGCATTGCTGGTGGTCGCCGTGAACGGCGAGTACACCACGTCGATGGAAACGTACTCGAAGCCGAGGGTGTCGATCTCGTGGCTGTGGGTGGCCGAGGCCGCCACACTCGCCGCCGCCTTGGCGTCCGTCTTCGTCGCTGCGATCTGGATCATGGGAGCAGTTCTCCGTGGAAGGTACTAGGTTCAGGACGCCGTCTTCAGAGCGATCACCGGGCCCGCCTCGCTGGTCGAGCCGAGCGAGTGGAACACCGCATTGGCACGCACGATGCCGGTGACGAGGGTCTGGTCATACTCGACCAGCCGCTCCTGGCTGACACGCAGGGCGTAGCCCTGACGCAGGCCGAGGGCACCCGCCATGGCCAGGTCACCGAAGAGCACCTTGATCTTCGACGCATCCGTGCCAAGCGTGCTGTTCATCACATGCACGAGCGTCACCGGGTAGCCGAGGAACGTCAGGCCGAAGCCCTGCGCCACGCTGGCGTTGCCACCCTGGCCGAGATCCAGCCGCTGCATCGCAGCGTGGTAGCCGGCCGGCGAGATGTACCACCGGGCACCCGGCAGGGCGTAGCGGGGGCACTTGGCGAGCACGGCAAGGAAGTCCTCCTTGTCGAGCGTCTCGAACGAGTTGTTGCCGCTGGCCGCCGTCGCCACGCTGGCGGTGAACGGGGCGGTGTCGATCTTGACCGCCACGCCGTGGTGGCCGCCGAAGGCCGAAACGCCCGTGCCCGTAAATACCGCTTCGTCGAGGGCCTTGGCCACCGACAGCGAGTGCTCCGTGGCGATCAGGTCGGCGATGCCCACGCCGTCGGCCCACAGCTCGTTGGACACCTTGGTGGCCACGCCGAACTTCTGGGCGACCAGCTGCACCTGCGTGCCGGTCATGTCGCTGTAGGTGAACTCGCTGCCTTCGCCGAGCCACGCACCGGTGACGCCGGTGAGCCGCTTCGGGATCATCAGCGTGTCGCTGGCCATCGAGAAGTTCTGCAGGGCCGTGGGGGCCACGCCGTACGTCTCGACGTTGCGGATGATCTCGTTCGACACCTCGTCAGGCACGGCGAAACCGCCGGTGCTGTTGACGCCTTCGACCATCGCGCGGCTCTCCACGCCGTGGTCAGCACACCACCGCCGGGCGTTGTCGTCGCCGGCGAACTTGGCACGCAGCCACTGGCCGAAACGGTACGCCGTCTCGTGCGAGCGGAACGCCTTGAGCTTGCGGCCGTCCCGCACCGGCTCGATGCGATTCTCGACAGCACGCACCTCGGGGGCCGGCGAGCAACGCTCGGCCACGCTGCGGAGATTCTTGGCCGACTCGACCACCTTCACCTCGAAGTCGATCGAGGCGGCGAGCTTCTGGGCCCGCTCGGTCAGGCCGGTGAGCTCCGCATCACGGGACTCGAGATCAGCCTGGTTGTCGGTCTGCAGGGCCGTGAGCGAGTCGATCCGCTCGG